GCAGGTAAACCAGTAACAAGGTTACCACCCATAGCTATGTCACCTGACATGGTACCACCAGCTAGGTTTAACTTAAGGGCTATCTGATTAACGAGTGTAGTGTACAAGGCCGCATCATCGTTAATAGACGCAGCAATCTCATTAAGAGTATCCAGAGTAGCAGGAGCACCACCAATAAGGTCACTGATAGCTGTGTCTACATAGTTCTTAGTAGCTGCATGTTGGGCAGCAGTAGGATCACTTACGTTCACCAGAGTAGTGTTAGTGAAGTCAGCAGTACCGTTTACGGTAAGGTTAGCACCAATGTCTACGTTACCAGTAGTTGTAATAGCATCTAGGTAAGCGTGTGCCCAGTAGTTAGTAGCATCACCAAGTGTGTACGTGGAGTCAGCTGAAGAGAGTATGTTAGAGGATACATCAGCTACAAAGGTTACAGTGTTTGCACCAGCGGCACCTAGTATGGTGTTGCCAGCAACAGTGACGTTACTATCAAACACAGCGGCACCAGTTACATCCACAGTACCAGCGAAGTCAACGTTAGCACCTACGAAGGTGGCAGCTGTTGTTGTTCCACTCTTAAGGGTTAAGTTACCAGAGTTGCTAGTCAAGGTTGCGTAGGTAACACCAGCGTCTTTAAGGGATACGTTACCACCATCTGCATCAAGTATGATGTCAGTCGATACATCAAAGGTCATATCACCTGTTACAGTGTACGTGTTGTCGGTTATAACTGTGTTATCTGTATCGCCTATACTTACTGTATCTAAGTAGGCAGTACCATCTATAAACAAGTCTTTAAACTCAAGTGTAGTCTTACCCAAGTCGATGTCGCTATCAGTCACTGGGTATACAACGCCATCTTCAACACGGAACTGCTCTACAGCAGCAGCAGAGACCTCTACGTAAGCACTAATACGGTTGTTGACTGTATCAACTACGAACTTGTTTAGACCGTCTACATCAGCGATCAGGGGGACGTAGGAGCCTTCGTCAGCTGTACCATCGTGGTGGTGGCCTGTGGTGCCTGTTGTATCAAAGCTGAATGCATCCCGTAGCTTATTAAACTCAACGTTGATTGGTGCTGATTTAACGATAGCGGTAGGTACAATATCCGCCGCCGACTGTCTTGTGTAACCTGACATTCTTATCTCCTGTCTGCTAACCCATACTCAAAAGCAAGTGCTTGAACAGTATGGCTCGGTTGTACTTCTGTTGTTACGTATCGCACTGATACAGAATTACCTGATCCTGTAATGCTTATCTTCTTAACTGGTGATGGGTTGCCATCGTATATGTCTGTAGTGTCGTAGGTAGCACTACCGTAGAAGGCAGCTGCACCGGCACTGCTGAACTCGTAGTTAGAGGCTACCTCAATATCTGTGTCCCCGTAATCAAAGGAGATACCAGCACCGACCTGCACTGTCCCTTCTGAACGGAGGTACGTAGTTACCCCGTAGAATGTCTTACGTACAAGAGGATCATCCATGTAGACGTACGGTGTTTGGAATAGACTGAAGATAGCGACTCCATCGAAGGATTCACCTGACTCTTGTCTAAAGACCTTACCAGTAGAGTCACCATGTACAATGAACTCTTCATCTCCGATGTACCCTGATGAACCACAGTACACGTCAATACCAATCAACTGGCTAAACTCAAAGGAAGCACCACCCTGACCTAGACCAGATAGACGCAAGGCACCAATGATACCTAGTGATTCTTTATCTGGGAAGAAGAGACGGAACTGGGACTTACGACGAATAGGTAGGATGGTAACGTCTGTCATATCCTCAGTAGCTGAGAACTGGTCAAACAAGGTCTGAATAGGCTTGGACACTGTAGCTATCTCGATATCACCAATACGGTCAGTAGCTGAGATAGGGCGGATACCATCTGGTGACAAGAAGAGTAGGTCAGCGTTAAACTCAATAACACTATCAGCGGCTAGGCAACCAAGACTATTGGTGACACTCTCTAGGCGGAAGTCAGCAGCACTTGAACCTGTAAGACGTTTGATCTGGTTAGTACCGAAGATGTATAAGGTGTTACGGAATGCCTTAAGCTGTACAACCTTAAAGCCTAGGTTGATAACACCAGAGCCAGCCGATGGGGAGAAGTTAGTCTCGTCTACAGGGGCGCTGAAATAGAGGTTGTGAGGCTCTGTAGGGTCAGACGCTAGGAACATATGGTTAGAGAAGTTCTCTGACACTGTAGGGGCGCTAGGAGCGGCTGTGTGGGTGATCTGAGTGTAGGTAGTCCCATCCCACGTAGCTGCTGGGTTAATCCCGTCAGTCATGATGAGTTTAGGGGTACCCCAGTTGTAGTCATTGAAACGTACACGGGTAACACCAGACATCGTAGGGGAGCCTGACGTTGCAGGAGTAGTCCAGCCAGTGCCGTTCCAGTAATGGAAGTAGTTGTTGCCTGTTGTTGGTGCACGACAAGCAAAGATACCACTGTTTATATCTGATGAAACAAAGACACCCAGTACTGCGGTAGCAGAGGCACCGGGAACAGTACCGTAGGTGTTAGCGTAACCATCAATACGACGATACCCACCTTGTAGGGCGGGTTCATAGTTAATCATACTCAGGCCAGACCCCGGCAATTGACTACCCTGTGTGAGGGGATCTAGGTTAGACCGTAGCCCTCCGTGACACGGGACAGCAAATGTCTTAATGTTGTCAGCCATTAGTTGATAACCCGTACGAAGTTAGAGGAGAAACCACCCCGTGCAAGAGCAGTAGATGATACGTAGTCTGGTTCATCAAGGAGTAGACGGCGCATGTCCTTAATGCCCTTGTCAAACTTAGCCCTGTGGATCTCACCTTGCTGGTCGTTACTACGGAAGCGCATCATGTACATCATGGCTCCGTCTATAGTGACGTAGCGGAAGCGGTCAGGGATAACTGATGTATCTGTGTATAGGTTTAAGTCGGAGGAGAAGCTAAAGTACTTATACTCTATTTCGTATACATCGTCTGGAAGAGGAGTAACACCGAAAGAGTCAGTCTGTGTCTTATAGACCTTAGTAGGTACTGTATAGTCACCAGAACTAGCTACATCATCAGAAGGACGATGGTTACGTAGGTAGTCATTGTATGTTATTACGGGGAGCTTATGTGGTTGGTTACCTGCAGTTGAAAGCTGCTTTATGTAAAAAGACTCCCAATCAACACTGCTCATGTCTGATTGAAAGCTATATACACTCGTACCAGAAACCATAGTCTCTGTATGTGTTGTTAGTGTGAAGGGCCATTCCTGATTGTACTGGATAACTTCACGGATAGAGTTGTTGATAGCATCCTTAGCTAGAGCGTGTACACCTTTAACTGTACCAAAGCCGTCACCAGCTGGGTCCAGTGCTACTTCATTCAAACGACGAAGGAGTTCATTAACAAGTTGTACGTACGTTACTGCCATCTCTACTCTCCAAATAAGGTAAGACACCCCCGAAGGGGTGCCTAGTTTAGTTAGTCTTATGCAAAGTCGCGAGCAACTTCAGCAGCGTTCTTTGTGTTCTCGTTGCAATCAACAACGACAGCCCAGATACGGACAGTAGCGGCAACAAGGCCAGCACCAGTGACAGCTAATACAGCGTCGATAGTGTCGTCTGCAGATACGAAGCTAGGAACTACACCACCAAGAATGGTGCCAGCAGCTTTACCTTGCATAGTCACAGCTGCCAAGTTAGCAGTTACGCCATCTCCAACAGCTACAGTAGCGGAAGTACCAGCAGAACCAGCTGCAGTTACAAACTCGATACCAGAAGCAATGACCATAGTGTTAGCAAGAACAGCTGGACCAACAGTGGTACCAGTTGCAACGCCAAGTGTTGTAGTCTTCTCAACCATGTAGGCTTTAGACTTTAGTGAAGATGAAGAAGCCATTATATAATCCTTTCAAAGATATGACTAGAGAGATAGGAAGACACCCCCGAAGGGGTGCCTAATCTAATTAAGCCAAGTTATACTTAGCAGTTACCAGAGCTTCTGGACGGAGAATCTTCCGACCGTAAAGGTGCATACCACGAACGATGTCAGCAAAGCTGTCTGGGTCACGGTAAGTTTCAGTCTTGTTGATTTGCTCAGCAGAAGCTGTTGAGGAATCATGACCACCAACGATAACACCATAGTCTGTGTTCTGGTTGGCTGTACCAGTAGTAGCTGCGCCACCACCAACACTTGGAAGGTTGTTAGACACATAAACGCGGAAACCATTCCACTTTTGCATGACCAGACCGTTACGCAAGCTACCTGAATCTCCGAAGTCAGCGTTCAAGAAACGTGAATCTTCGTCCATCAGGACTTCGAGCATAACTGGGTCTATAACCAGCCACCGTCCGTCTTTGTCAACATTCTGTTGGTCCAAGAGACGACCCATACGGTTGATCAACATAACAGGTGATGCATAGGCTGTTGGCAAGGCAGTAGCGCCCGGCAAACGTGCAGCAACTGGAATAGAGTGATCACCAGCAGTTGCTGTTGTGATGTTGCCGAATGAACCTTTGATCAACTTCATTGAAGTCAACAATTCGTCAGTACCAGCAGTAGAAACAGCAACAGTGCCGTTTACAGTTGTGTTAACAGCATCAGCAGCAGCATGCAAAGTAGTCTGCTTATAACCTGAGAGGTAACCCAGAACTTCTTGGTCAAGCTGGTCAGCCAAGCGGTAAGCCGCACGGTTGGTTGCAAGGTCCATGAAGTTTACGTGTGAATGAGCCTCTTCGATATCGTCGATCTTGAAAGCAAAGTAGTTAGCTTTGTCGATGACCAATGAAAAGTCTTCGTCATCAAGGTCTTGTGCTGCGATCTGTGTACCACGAGCATAGCTGGATACTGAGATCTCAGGTTCTTTGATGATCTTTACGGTGTCACCCTGTGCACTGATCTCACCAAAATAGTCAGAGTTAGTGATGTCATTACAGATAGCTTTCTTGCGGAATGCAAGTTGAACTTTCTTGGAATAGATGACGCTTGAGAAGTTGCCGTTAGGCAAGTTGCCGTGTCCGGCTGCAGTTGTAAAAGCCATGAGATTAAATCCTTCATTAGATGTTTGGCTTGGTATAAGGAGTATAAGTACTTACTCCGGTTCAGTAGAACCTAAGTCATCCGTCTAAGAGGCTGAGGGTTTCTAGGGTGCTTTAGAGGTACAGCTTGCCAGCGTTACCTCAAAGGGCCTATACTTTTCAGGTGAGTCTTAAAGATTGTTAGTGTTCAGTTGTGACCATAGTGGGTCAACTGTAAGGGTAAGGGCTGGGTGTCTACCTTAGTAGGGCCGCCCGTACTCTCACAGTTATACCATACTCGTACCTTGATGTCAAGGCATTAGTTGAGTATGTTGGTATTATCTTGCTTTACCAGAGATGTCGTAAACGAACTTCCCTGATTGCATTGCTTCTTGAATCGCTTCGTAGTTAGTTTCAAACTGCTTATCAGTCATCTTAGCTACAGCTGATTCCTTAATCATTGATCCAGCACCTGACTCATCAACAGACGTACGGGTACGCTTGGAGACTGTCTTAGCTGCATCCTTAGCTTTAGCCTTCTTAGCAGAAGGAGTAAGGCCATTGTCCACCTTGTACAGGTCGAGTACACGGATAACACTGTCAGCATCATCTGAGTTCTCATAGAGAGCATCACGTACCCACTTAGGTTGCTCTTCAACCCAGTCGTGGAACTCGTCGCCTTCACGTAACTCATCGAAGTCATCATGAGCACTACGGATCTTGTTCTCAGCCTTAGTACGTTCAGCTTCAGACTTAGCATCATCAAACTCACGTAGACGTCCTTCAGCAGATGCGAACTTCTCAGTAGCCTTCTTGTCGGCAATAGCTTCTACGATAGCAGCGATGTCAGGGTTCTTATTGGCCCATGCCTCAATGTCTTCACTGGACTTAGGAGGACGAATAGAAGTAGGACTAGACTCTAGAGCTTCGAAACGGGCTTCCCATTCCTTCTCTTTAGTCGACATGTGACGACGAAGATCACCGTAGCGCTTCTTAAAGGATTTCTCCTCACCACTTAACTTCTCATCCTTAGCTTCATCTTCCTTAACTTCGACTTCTACTTCTTCTGTAGAGTCCTCTGCTACCTCTTCAACTTCCCCATCAGAGTCACCAGCTTGAGCCTTCATCAGCTCTTCTAGTTCTTTCTCGTCTTGGTCTAGACGGGCTTGCTTAGCGGAGTAGTTAGAACCACGAGAAGCGAAGCCTGCAGCCTTAGGTGTTGCATCGGTTACAATGTTAGTATCAGCCATTATATATTCCTTTATGTTGGGGTCAGCTTATGCCGAGTGGCCTTATTGTTCTTGTAGGAGTAGTGGTAGGGCCTACTTGCGGCCCAGACCTTTCTTAGTGTTCTTCTTAGCTTTAGGAGTAGGTGCTTCAGCACGAGGGGCAACAAAACCACCCTTAGCGTAACCACCACCACGGGCTACCTTGGATGAGTATGTTTCCTTCTTCTCACCAGTCTCCTTGTCAGTACGGGTACGTCCACCGGGTTTATCAGGGCCGAGTCCTTGTGACTTCTCTGAAGCTGCAACGCTCTTCGCACTCTTAGCTTTACTGGCGGCTACATTCTTATCATGGCTAGCTTGTTGACCAGCACTCATCTTACCGTTATCTGATGAACTTTTAACAAGGGTATTAACTGCGGCAGCACCATCGGCTGCAACTGTAGGGTCAACCTTCGCAGCACCAGCACCAGCAACGGGAGACTTTGTGCCCCATCCACCGATAGACTTACCGTACTCAGACTCCATACCTTTTTTAGCCATACCTACACCATTCTTCATAGCGTCAGGCCAGCCAGAGATATTCTTCTGCTTCTCATATACAGCAACCTGTGCTCTGATCTTGTTGGCTTCTTCTGTAAGACCTTTGCTCTCAAGTATGATAGCATTAGCGTTAGCTGCTGCAACGTTACCTACAGCCATAGCCTTACCGACTAAGCCACCACCTAGGTTAGAGAGGAGACCAGTAGTAAGGGACTCAAGTAGACCCTTCTTCTTAGGTTCTGCATTAGGATCGTCGAAACCCATTGTTGTCATGGTCTCAGTAAAGACAGTCTCTGGGTTAGAGTAATCGTACTGCTTCATCCACTGGTTAGGGTCTTGTACTGTTTCAGGGAACAGATCTTCGTTCTCGTTGTCTTTGACTGGCTCAACAGGAATTGCTGACTCTACAGGAACACAAGCGTTAGTCTCTGGATCCCATACTTGACCCTCAGGACATTCCTGTGTAAGAGCCTCAGCGCCGGGGGCTACGTACGAACCGGGAGCTTGACCAGTTACATTAGTCTCAGCAGAGAAGCCGGGAGTGTGTGCATAGGGGTCAAAACCACTCTGGAAGTCCATAGGGTTGTATGACGAGTAGTCTTTAGATGCGAGGCCACCGTCAGCGAAGGCAGCAGGGGCGTTCTGCCCTTGCATAGCAGGAGGAGCGGCTTGCTGAGGTACAGAACCCTGTGACATAGCAGCTTGTTGTGCTTGCCCTTGTGGCTGTGGCTCTTGGATGAAGACACCCTTTGCCTTAAGCATATTAATAATAGAAGGGTCTTTCATTGCAGCAGCTTTAACACGGTTAATGATACCGTCGATGTCTGTACCGGGTACCATACCACCAGTGGCATAACCGTCTAGGGTACCAAGGTCACCACCGAGAGTCATTACAACTTCTTCAGCTTCACCAACAGGTTCACCACCGATACGACCGTTCTCGTCCATGTCGACAAGACCAGCTTTAGCTTTAGTAACTAGCTTTTCTAACTGAGCAACACCTACGTACTTCACTACGTCAGCAGGGACTACGTACTCACCGGAGGAGAGCTTAGCATCTACATCATCACGTACGTCTTCAGCGTTAGACCCCAGAGGGATATCGTTACCGGATACCGGATCAACAGTAATACCGTCTGTGGTTAAACCGCCATCATTATACTTTTTATACATTAGAGAACCTCAGAGTTGGAGTTGTTTACTTTATCACGTAACTGCTTCAAGCTACGAAGTGCCTTAATCTCACCTTGTAGGCGATAGAGTTCCAAGGGTTCATCCCTTTGTTCTATTTGTTTATAAGCGAAGTTGATTCGATCATCTAGTTCTCCACAAAAGGAGTCCCAGAGTATCTTATCGTTTATCAGTCGTTTAATCTGCATTATACTACCTAATTGTTGATTATAACCCCTAGCTTATAGCACACAAGCTAGGGGTTGTCAATAGTTATTAAGGGGTGTCAGTAACCAAATCACCAGCAACGAAGTTATAACCAGTCAAAGGCGCAGAGCCTTCAATGTCAGCTATAGCCGTTACAGATGACTCTATCTCGTAGTAGTGTGCTGGGGCTACAGCCAATAGGCTTAAGTTCTGTGCAGCACCACTGTTATAGATAGTAGAGAGGTTAGCAGTTTGGTCTGTATTCCAAATAGCTACTTGGTTAATTATACCACCGAAGTAGTTGTTGTGGACGTTGTTAGCACGACCGATACGATAGATGTTGTCAGATGTGACAGCACCACTTAAGTTTCCACTGTAACCGCCATTGCTAGCAACTCCAATTTTAAACTTACTGACTCCATCAACAAAGAGATTAAACCTACTGTAGTAAGCACCAGACTCTGAGCCTAAACTGCCTGTAGTTCCACCATCAAAAGTAACCATTACATGTTGCCAAGTATTGTTTACAAATGAATTAGCGGCTACCAATATGATGTTATCATAAACAGTACCGTAGTTTAGTACTAGTGTAGTTCCACCTGATTGCTTTAGAGTAATAGCTCCACCATTGTAATCATCTCCTGCACCGTAAACCATTAAGGTCTGAGTGCCTGTATTTGATGTATCTGGTTTAACCCACATAGAGATAGTCCAAGCATTGCCGTCACCATTTGTTGCTCGTTCTAGAGCAGTTACGTTGACAGGATTACCTTGAAGCCATTCGGTTGAGCCGTCAAAAGACAAAGACTTGGCATTGGTGTATGCTGGTAGTGTTACGTTGATAGTTACAACGAAGTTAGTTATACCACCAATAGCGTTACCTGCTTTACAGTTAACAACGTAAGAGTCGCTTGTGCCGTTATGTGCAGGGGCTGTACCAATGAACTGACCACTTGTCTGATTCAATACTGCCCATGTTGGAGCATCACTTTCACCATACATATTAACAATGTCGGAGTTAGCATCCAAAGCTATTTGGAAGTTAAATGCTGTACCTTGTACCACTGTGAATGCCTGATCTGAAATATCTGGAGCAAACGTTAAGTGAGGTTGTGAACCTGCACCGATAGTCTGTTTAGATATAACTGGTATTGAGTAGTACGCTCTGTTACCTTGGACACCATAGTGTAGGTATATAGCAGTTCCGTCACCATCAACTTTAGCTGTAGCAACTACTTCATTTTGCTCTTCTGAGTATATCTCAAGAGAGTTGTCTGCTAAGTACCTAAGACTAAATAGCCCTTGGATGTTGCCAGCATTACCTTCTCTGTATGAAGGGATAGCACTACCTGCCGTGAAGTAGCCTGTTGAGTTGACGTTGAAGTTCCAATCAGAAACTCCACTATCAATAGCACCAAGGATACTTTCGTTAGTCTGGTATTGGAAGATGTTGACTAACTGTTTTTCCGCAGTAGAGACGCCAGTTGTAGCAGCTGTGTATCCAGTGCCGAAGTAGTCACCTGAACCAGCTTCGTCTAACATAAACAAGATCTTTTCTCCTGGAACTATAGATAAGTCCGATCTCAGTACTGTGTGGTTTTCTATGCCATTTATTAAACCTGCTTCAGATCCATCTAAGTCGTGAACGATAGACCAACCGCTGTCTTTAATAATAGCGTTAGGGAAGATTGAGTTGTTAAATCCACCAAATTGCATATTAAAAGAAGTAACCGATAAAGCAAGAGTTGTCTTAGCTACGATAGTTTCAGTACCACCCGATAAGTCTATCAATGTCAAATGGCCATCTTCGCCAAATCTAATAGTCATAGGAGCACTTTGTACAGCTGTATAACCACTTGCGTGGTATGTTGTTACGTCTGTGTTAGTACCATCTGTGAACTTTCCTGTGCCGTTAGCAAAACTAAATACTGTGTTCCAGTTAGTATGTTCTGCCATAGAAGGACTTCCAGTGTAAGAAGTCGCTACTTCCGCACCATCCCAGATACCCAAACGAAGCTGGTTGCCTATCTGCATGTTGAACTGGAACTCAGAACCTCGTATGAAAGACTGACCAAAGTAATATGGGCCTTGCAAACGTAATTCAACTCCACCTACTAATGTAGTATCTACAGTATCTGAAGCAACAGGTTGGTTAGCATTAGTACCATATGATATATACCACGAATCATTTACAGCACTCATTGTAGAGCCGTTAATCATGTTAACCGCATTTATAGTAACTGTTGAACTGTCGCCCATTGTTAATACTAAGTTCGTACCAACGACTGCTCCGCTCACTACTTGAGTGCTTGTGCCAGTGTCTAGACTAGAAGCATCTATAGTGATAACAGAAGAATCGCTTAGTGTAAGTTGGATGTCTGTTCCTACGACAGCTCCACCAGTAATTGTAGTGTTGTTGTCAATAGCTAAACTTCCTACAGCGACTTGGATAGTCGTACCACTATTCATGAGAAGGTCTAAGTTAATGCCATCGGCATTCAATGAACCTGAGACTACAAAGTCGTTAGTGTCTACATTCAGAGAAGTGACATCAATCGTTACAGTACTAGAATCACTTGCAGTAAGTGTCAGAGTATTGCCAGCTAAAGATCCAAACGATATAGTAGTATCTGTGTCTACTGCGAGAGTAGAAGCGTCGACTGTTACAGTAGTTGCATCGTCCATAGTCAAGATAAGGTCAGTTCCGTTCAGAACACCACTTGCTACAAAGTTGTTTGTGTCTACACCTAGACTAGTAACGTCTACTGAGTAGGAAGTACTGTCAGCCAGTCCTAGAGTTAGGTTATTCCCACTCAAACCAAAAGACGTGACAGGATTACCTTGAGAAGCAAAGCTTAAGGTATTAGTAAATAGATTGTTTAAGTCTGTTACCGCATTATTCAATACAGAGTTTACGAAACTCCCGTTTATGCTTGCAGCAGATACAGGAAGAGACTCTATGATAATCTTAGCACCATCTTTAATTCTAATTTGTATCTCAGTTCCACTAGCCACAGCTTGAAGTGTGTTTATCGCATGTGGTACAAGCATCTGAGAACCAGCTGCTAAAGATAGGTCTTTAAGTAAGATAGAAACTCCAGTAGAATCAACGCTAAAGTCCATAGCTTTGTACTTGAGATAAGGAGAGATAAGCTCTAAGTCTTTATCTTCATACAAGCGGTTGTGAACTGTAGCTTGATATCGGTATAATCCAGTGTTAGGGTCTACTGTATCACCTTGACGAACTTGGAAGATTCCCAAATCTACGTCATCAGAATTTCGAACTTTGTGGATTTCAGCGAACAAAGTAGTACCTGCGTGCACATCTACAGGGTGGTCAAAGAACCACTCAATAACGTCTCCAGGATATACAACTGAACCTGCAGAAGAACGAGCTGCACTACGTGGCAGTTCTTGCATGTACACTTGTCTTCCGCTAATATTAATACGGTATTCTAGACGTATGTCAGCATTAACTTGTTCAGCCGCAACTGTAGTAATTCCGAGTCCAGATATGTTAATACCGAAGTAGTTGTTACCAGCATAGCCTACAGAAGTCAAAGGGTCTGGTGATCCACCTAAAGGAAGTGAGAACATATCAGAATAAACACGACCACTCGGTGGGATAAATCCTGATGCGCCTTGGTTGACAGTAAGAGATTGGTCTTTTAATCCACCCCACATAGGGAAGAAGTTAATGTCACTGGTCAAGTTGGTAAAGTAAATGTTCTCTGAGCCAGATGACATTTTATGTTGTTCACCGAGGTAAAGAGAGTTCAAAGTTGTTTCGATAGCACGATCAGTGATTAGCTTTCGAGTTATTGGGTCATATGTCCAATGTGATAATACGTTTGTTTGATCCGTGCTGAGTTCAGCATCTGCTCCGTTAGTGCCGTTAAGTCCTGCAGCACCATCTTCACCATCTTCGCCATTAGTACCGCTTGGGCCAGATGCGGCTAATAAATCTGCTAGTGTTCTTGCCTTACTCATAGGAGTACCCCATTCAAAATTTGATATAAAGAGCAACACCGAATAGTGCTGCCATAATAATAGTTAGTGTTCCGAACACTTGTATAGCGATGGTCAGAGTGTCGTTAAAAGCTTTTCTTTTTAAATATGCTTTATTTCTCTCTGATTTTTCTTCTTGCCTTTGGTTTCTAGTATACTCTGCCTTGAACTTCAAGAAATTGTGATACCCCAATAAGCCTTGTTTGTTTAGCAAGAATTCTAATTCTTTTTCTTGTTTCTCTAACATACGCTTGGCTTGGTACGCAGCTAATGCATCTCCTTTGCCACTTGCTGCTTTCTTAGCTATAGTCTTCTCAGCTCCGAAGTACTTAGCAACAGCAGAGCCAGCGTCAGCTAGTTCTTTTCCATTTTGAAGAGTGGTCTTTATGACCTTGAATGCTGCATTTGCAATTGCGAGTTCTGCTAGCATATCCACAACCTCCTTGAGTAATCTTGAACTTCATAAGGGTCTTTAGAAGGTTGAACAACTAAGTATTCTATCGGTTTTTCTTCCACTTGAGGTTGTATAAGAAGAGCCTTACCTTCAGGAAGTATAGAAGGCAGTTGGTAAACTAGGGGTAATCCTACAGGACTTGACCACATAAATTATACTCCTTTGTTTATATTTTTATTCGTTATTCAGAAAGACCCTGAGAACTTCCAAGGTCTTTGAAAATATTATAATACCCTTTTAATAAGTAGTATTAGTAGGGTTAGCACCAGTCCATATAGCTATTTCAGCAGCAGATGGAACAGTGACTGTATCACCAGTTTGGTTGTGTATCGTTGTAGTGTCGCCCGAACGAATAGAATGCTGATCGTAAATTGACGAAGTTGAGAACGAGTATCCATCACTGTTCATACCAGCCTCAGTAGTACCGTTAGTCCATGTTCCAGCATTAGACCGTATAGAGATTTTCACATCAGTTGGGCCAGCAGTGTACGTCTTGTAAACTAATGCACTTACTGCTCCATCCGTGAAAGACTTAGGCATTGTAAATAGGTTGTAGCCAGTGTAAACACCTGTGTTGGCATCTCCTATATAAGTAGTGCCTACAATATCTCCTTCATTGTTAAAGTACCACTGTCCACCAGTTTGTGATGTACCAGAACCAATGTAAGACTTAATCTCTGTTTCCCACACACTATTATCCCAATCCCACAAGAAGCCCTGATTACCAGAGCTAGTCATGTTAGAAGAGTTACCAGCAAATCCACTGTACAGTATCATCTCACCCGAAGTAGACCAAGACGCAGAGTGGAATTCACTAAAGGAGTAGCCTCCTTGGTTCGTGTACTTATGTTTTACGTACCCAAAGTCAGTGTCTATGATTAGAGCTATTGCGTAAGCTGCGAATCTCTGCTGGTGTCCAGCAATGATCATTATGTTGCCGTTATCTAGGCACATAATAGCTTCAACGTCGCCCCTATCTAATCTATCTACTTCTGTCACAGTTCTGACAAGAGTCTTAGAGTACATGACAGCACCTGTGCTTCCATTAATCTTAGCTATGTTGGTCTGTAGTTGGTTCTTACTACCCAGAGTCCATATGTGACCATCTTGGTCGATACACATACGTCGTATCTGCGAACCAGTCCCAGAACCACCTTGATACCCATCTACATATCTGTTTTCCCAAGCTATTGTACCGTTTGCGGCTAACTTCAATACTTGTCTGCCACCGATTTGACTATGGAATGTATCACCTGCGTCATTACCGACCATTATATTATAATCACCCCCAGAGTACTGTGCCTCAGCGAAAGTCAAAGCAGTTCTAGCAGTTAAAGAACCATCTTTGTCTAGAGTTAGCATGTGCATTCTTTGTGAATCTTGGTTATACATCTTTAACTTAGAAACTCCAGAAGGAGTTACGTGATGCTCGAAATCATCTGGATTACCGTAACCTAACTGTAGCCCACTATAAGCCTCTAAACGACCCATTAGATAATACTGCCAAACTATCACACCATCAGGTGAGCGTTTCACGTAGGCAGTTATGAACTGCTTATATCCATTTGCGTTACCATTAACAAGCTGCATACCCTGATAGCTGTTACCATCAGAGTCGTACTTAGGTGTACCGTAGGTTCGCACAGGGTTATCGAAACGAGTTGTGTCGAATACCAATGAACTCTTAGAATAGTCTGGTACTGCAGATGCTCCATACCAAGCGTTGAAAGACATAGTTGCCCCACTGCTAGCATCAATTAGACCTCGAATATCTTCATCGTTAACAGTTGCAGAGGAACCAGTTGTTCCCCCTGCTTCGATGTGTATTTGATCAAGAGTTATAGCTCCTGAAGTTTGTAAAGCCATAAGCTGTTACTCCTTGATTGTTATGTGTTATTCACAGCTACTGCATAGAACATATACGTTCGACCTGATACGTTTATACTATCTACACTTGATGTGTTGACTATAAATCCAGAGTTATGTGGATCTACTTCATCTAAGTTAGTTACGTCATTAATATGTTGAGAGAAGTATATCTTACGTTCATTGCCAGAAACGAATCCATCACTACGTCTGTACTCTATCCACTTACCACCGTAAGTCGTTAAGTCTTTAATAAGCACGTACTGAGCGCCTGTCGAGAAATCGCAATCAATAGTCTGACTGCTACCATTTCCTGTGTAAGAACCCACTTTAGCCACATCTGTTTTTGATGCGAATAAGTAAGCTATATAAGAACCTGTGTTTCTGTTAGTATAACCTGACGTTCCCAGTTTTACTTGGGTAGAAGTAGGAGCGCCATTAAAGAAGGTTCTACCACTCTCACCTGCATAACTTGTTCCTACACCACCAGTTGAGCCGCCTGAAGACATAGGTATGCCAGTGCCAGAGGCCATATCTTTGTGGTAGCAAATCCAATGTCCAAATCCACCACCATAGTCTTTAATCCACATCATCTCAGGGACTACTCCTAGAGAGTGTGAGACAGTTGTCGTATTAAGAGAAGGAGTGTTTACGTCAGAGTTACCATTCCAGCTAGTCATGCCGAATACTTCGGATGTTGTCTTAAAGGAAGTTGCTTGGTTATCAAAACCATTTCCTTCGTTGTTATAGGGCCAGCTGTTAATTTGTGTAGAAGTTCCTTGTACAGTAAATCCAGTAGTAGTGAAGGAGTGCATGTCATTAATAGTCCAGTTTCCTCCATTAGATGGGTTTGGTGCATTATAGTTACTTGAGAGCCTTGTTGGGTGTATGCCTTGTCCTGCCCCACGAGTCGTATCAAAGAACCACGAACCATCTTGATCAGTCAGACCAGATATCATGACCAAACCACCATCACCAGACATATTTAATCCAGTGGTTATGGCTTGGTTTGCGCCAGTGTTACCTGTTCCTGCGTACTGGATGTAGTTGAAGAATGGTGGCGGCAGATTAGATGCGCCATACCATTCATTAAAGGACATAGTTGCCCCACTGCTCTTATCAATCAGTCCTCGAACATCGGAGTCATTTACGGTCACGGCTGACCCACTGCTTCCTCCTACTTCAACGTGTATCTGATCAAGACTGATCGTTCCTGAAGTTTGTAAAGCCATAAGCTGTTACTCCTTTGTTTTAGTTTATTCTAATTACTTTTGTAAGTTATCTACTCGAGATTTTAAAGTTTCGATTTCAGCTGATTGCTCTTTTATAGCTTCAATAAGAAGACCTATGACGTTTCCGTAAGCTACTGACTTGAAACCTGATTCATTGTCGAATACAGCTTCAGGTAGAACTTGTTCTAGCATTTGTGCGATAACACCAGTACCACGTTCACCATTCATAGTGAAAGTTACGCCATCAATCTGTTCGACTTTGTCTACGGCATTGGTGATTAACTGTACATCAGTCTTTAGACGTTCGTCTGAGTAAGCTGTGATGTTGCCTGTAGCAGTGAAAGCACCTGACAAGTTATTACCACTGGCTGACAAGTTGCCTAGACCTACTTCGGCTGGGCTATCGATGTCGC